TGAGTACTACGTTACGCCTCCCCCTACCCTAGGCGAAATCGAAGGGCCCTTTTCTGTCATCGCTAGGCACCATGGTGTGCAGATGCGATACCCGGAGTAACTGTCCCACAGAACCCGGTGAGGAACACGGTGACATGACGGAGAACAGTACATAGGAGCAGAAATCTCCACATACAGGAGGAAACTTCCAGGTCAGAGCAGATTCCTGACACTCAGAGCACCCATCTATACGGATAGTAGAACACATCCAGTAGGATTGAATCACTCAACGAAAGAGGGTTACAGGGTGGGGATCGCGCGGGACAAGCCGAAGAAGGAGCCGCTCACTCCGAGGGTGCGGCCGACGAATCTTCGGCTCATGGAAGGCGGGGAGATTGTCTCAATCGAGGCAGAGAAGATTCCGCGTAGGCGGAGAGCGAAGGGAAGGAACTACGGAACTGTGTACATGATGGTCGACACCCTGAGTCTGAGTCAGTTGACGCTCACGGCCGCGGAGTACCGCGTGCTCACGTACATCATCGGTCGCGCGCAGAAGCCCGAGCAGGGCGGGGAGGGCGACACCTTCCATGAGGTCGAGATTGTCGCGCCGTCTGGTCTGATCGCTCGCGACCTGGACATCCACATCAACAACGTCTCGAAGGTCGTCTCTCGCCTCGTGAAGCGCAACATCCTCATCCGCAAGATGCAGGGGGTCTATCGGGTCAACCGGAAGATCGCGCACTCTGGCTCATGGAAGACGTGGAACACCGCCGCGAAGAACGACCCCGAGGTTGACTGGACCGGCGAGGGGTTTGTCGACCCGGAGACGGGAGAAGTCCTGTGAGTCGGAAGCGGAAGGGCCCTATCGACTGGACGGCCGCGGTGAAGCGCGCAGAGAAGGAGCGGGATCGCAACACCGCACGCATCGAGGCGGGCGAGACGTTCCGGGGGCACCAGCAGGCAACACGGAAGTCCCCTAGCCAGAAGCGCGAGAAGCGGTAGGGCCCTTCGGTATTGTGGGACATATGACGAAGTTCATCACCGTTGTCCTGTCTGAGGACAAGAAGCCTGACATCGAGTACACGGGCCCCATCTCGCTCGCGGAGTATGAAGAACTCCGGAAGATGATCGAGAACAAGCAACTGCCTGGACAGTGGACGGGAAACTACGGGAGGCCGGTCTGATGGCGCACAAGTACTACACGCTCTCGAAGAACCAGATGCGCAGTCTCAACCGCGTGAACGACCGGGTGGACATCTCGACCATCGCGGCCGTCGATCTGGAGGCGCTGAAGTTGGTCTACCTGCGCGAGACGAACGACGGCATCGAGGTACACCTGACGAATCGCGGTCGAGCCGCCCTGGTCTCCGGCCAGGTAGACATCACGGGGATGTGAAATGGGAATCGGCGGACACATGCTGGGCGACAGGAAGTTGCGCTGGGTCAACCGGAACACCGGCATGAACTTCGATCGCGCGTTCCGTTACCACGATCAAGGCGAGGGTCGATTCCGGAACGAGAGCGGCGAGTGCGAGCACTGGGACATCAACTTCCGCACCTGGGAGGTCCAGCGGTGCTACGACGGGCACTGGGCCTCTTGTTACGGTAGGTAGACACCTAACTTCTGTAGTGGTATACCTTAGATACCCCCACCGAGGATCGCCCCCCGATTCTCCTCAGATGAGGCCCCGCCGCTTGACCCCCCGTCGCGGCGGGGCCTCTGCCATACACTCAGGGCATGGTGACCATGATCTTCGACCCGGCTGACGTGAACATGGCTCTCCGCACGGCGGACCTGCGGCTCATGTACCGCGCGATCCGCAATGACGGGATCGTGGAGTGGACGCCCCTGGATGAAATTCGGAAGCCGAGCAACCACCCCGACGATTTCACCCGTCCGGCGTGGTAATGTCCCACACATGCGATGGACAGTGACGGGAATCGACCAGGGCTACTACTGGGTCATGCTCGTGGCTGATGACGACCACATGGTCAAGATGCACCCGATCCCCTTCCAGGATGCTCGCGAGGCACAGCACGCCGCCGACCGTCTGAATAAGAACTACTTCCCGGGGTAATTACGCATTCTGTGCCACGATTGAGATATGGCACGTCCTCCTCTCGGTCCCCAGGCGATGGACCACACGGTGAAGTTCCGTCTGCGTGGCGACGAGATGAAGATGCTGGAGAAGATCGCGCAGGGGAGGGCCCTTTCGGCCGCTCTGCGTGATCTGATTCACGACGAGTACCACAGAATGCGGCATCCTGGTACGTAGTTAGTCAGTACAGGAGGGCCCTATGGCCGAGAAGAGCGTCGAACTTCAGAGTGCCATCACCCGCGTGGGCACGCCGCAGGACTGGAAGTACGTCGAGTCGATGTCAGAGGTCCAGGCGCGGGCCATGACATCGATGTGGGTCCTCGGCGCGGACTATGTGGACATCGCTGACAAGTGGGAATGCTCCATTGCGGCCGCGCGCCTGGCCGTCGAGCGCACTCTGGCCGACTCTCTGGACGATACCGAGGACCGCTCGAAGCAGAGACGGCGTCTGGTCATGCAGTACGACGCGCTTCTGCGCGAGTACATGCCCCTCGCCCTGAAGAAGGGCCGGGATCAGCAGGGCTTCGGCCGTCTGGTCATGCAGATCGCGCTCCAGAAGTCGAAGTTGCTCGGCCTCGATGCCCCCATGGAGGTCAACGTGAACATGCCGACGAGCCAGGAGATGCTCGACTGGGCCGGTCAGGTGCTCGCGTTGAAGGGAATGGGGCTCCCCGAGGAGGGTGACCCCTTCCTCGAACTGGAAGAGAACCCTGAGACGGGGGTGTACGAATGACCGAAGGGCCCTCTTCGGGCTGGCAGGCCGACGTTCTGGCCGCTCTGCCCCAGCCGCGCATCGAAGTGCGGGCGAATACGTGGCCGGATGCCTACGATGTCATCAAAACTGCCGCGTATAACCGCCGAATTCCCGTGAAGGAGTTCATCGGACGGGCCGCTCTGGCTATCGCGGTGTTCGACAGCAACGGAGACATCGTCTGGCGGGACATCACGCGGAATGAGCCGCCGATGCACGACCTGAGGCGGCACAACCTGCCCCCGAAGCGGAAGTTCGGGCACGATTTCGGCCCCTGGGAGATTGTGGGGATGACATGAAGTCCTTCGACGGCGATGACGAGAGGGATCAGGACCTCACTCCGGCAGAGGTTCTGCGACGCGCGACGAAATGGGCACCCGATGCCCGCGCCGAGGCGCAGAAGTTGGTCGAAGATGTCATCGAGGGGAACCTCAGGGCCTGGTACTGCACGCGAGGGAGGGTCTGTGACGGCAAGCCGCACGATGGCTACCCCTATCCGCACGCTCGTGGTGACCAGTGGCCCCCTCCTGGAGAAGACTGGTTCGCGTGGTTCCTGAGCGGCGGTCGCGGTTCCGGCAAGACCCGGACTGGAGCCGAGTACGTGCGGCGGATGAGCGAGCGCGTCGGGCGCATCGCCCTGATCGCACCGACCGGCGCGGACGTTCGAGACACGATGATCGAGGGTGAGTCCGGACTCCAGTACGTCTGCGCTCTCGCCGGGCAGAAGATCAAGTGGGAGCCCTCGAAGCGGCGCGTCACCTTCCCGAATGGGTGCATCGCCACCACCTTCTCGGGAGAAGAGCCCGACCGTCTCCGTGGTCCCCAGCACGGATTCGCGTGGCTCGATGAGCCTGCCCACATGCCGCTGATCGAGGAGGTCTACTCGAACCTCCTGTTCGGTCTGCGTCTCGGACGCCGCCCCCACGTGGTCCTCACGTCCACCCCGATCCCGACGCCCTGGGTCCGGAACATTCAGGAGGACCCCACGACCCGCGTGGTCCGCGTCTCCACGTTCAAGAACATCGACAACCTCGCGCCGAACTTCCGTGACCTCGTGATCGCGCAGTACGACGGAACGCGGAAGGGTCGTCAGGAGTTGTACGGCGAACTCCTCACCGATGTCGAAGGTGCGATCTGGCAGGCCGACTGGCTCCACCACGCGCAGAAGGCTCCGGACCTGGACCGCATCGTGGTCGCGATCGACCCGGCTGGTACGGCCAACCGCCGCTCCGACGAGACGGGGATCGTGGTCGTGGGTCGCCGGGGCAACGAGGCGTATGTCCTCCACGACGCCTCCGCACAGTACTCCCCGCAGGGCTGGGCCGAGAGGGCCCTTTCTCTGTACGAGCGGTACGAGGCAGACGCCATCGTGGTCGAGAAGAACTTCGGTGGCGACATGGTGAGGGATGTGATCGTCCGCACCGAGCGTGGTCGGGAACTCCAGCCGCGCATCATCGTCAAGACCGCGACGCGCTCGAAGCAGTTGCGCGCGGAGCCGGTCGTGGCGCTCTACGAGCAGTCGCGCGTCTGGCACGTGGGAGATGTGGCGAAGTTGGAAACCGAGATGCTGTCCTGGATTCCGGGCCAGGGGGACAGCCCGAACCGAGTGGATGCTCTGGTCTGGGCCATCTCCGAGTTGATGAACTCGACCGGTCTTGGTCGTATTCGTAGTGCTCGTGGCAGTAACATTCGTCCCAACGGGCCTTTCGGCATGCCCGGACGGAGGATCGCGTGATGGCAGTCACCCTGGGGGAAATCCCTGTCGCGGTTCTCGCTATCGTCGTGGCGGTGCTGGGAGTCGCGCGCCTCACCCGTGCCATCGTGTACGACGACTTCCCGCCTTCCGTGTGGTGGCGGATCAAGTGGTCAGAGTGGACGAAGGACGGGCCCTGGGCGAATCTGTTCCTCTGTTGGTGGTGCCTCTCCTTCTGGGTGGCACTCTTCTGTATCGGGTGGTTCCTGATCGGGCTCCTCGTTACCTGGATCGCCTGGGCATGGTGGATTTTCTGGGGCGGACTCGCCCTGGGCTATCTGGCCGCGATGGTGATCGTCCGCGATGAGCCGAAGGAATAGGAGATAGGCAATGCCGCGTAGGCAGGAGTTTGAGGCGCGGGTCTATGCGACCCCTCACGCCCGCGTGGCGGCGGCGACTCGGTACACAATGCGCAAGGGTGAGGACAAGGCTCCCCCGCGCGATGACAAGGCGTGGCAGGATCGCGCCTGGGTCTGGTACGACACCATCGGTGAGTACCGCTATGCCTGCGCCTGGGTCGGCAACCTTCTCTCTCGCGCGCTTCTGTTCGCGGCCGAGGGTGGCCTCCCGACGAAGAACCCCGACGCGGTCGGTGCAATGGAGGCGCTCTTCGGAGGTCACGACGGACAGCGAGAGATGCTCCGCCAGTTGGGCATCCAGTTCACGGTGGCCGGTGAGGCGTACATCGTGGGCGAGGATGGCGGCGAAGACCCTGGCGACCGGTGGTGGGTGGTTGCCGCCTCGGAGATTACGAAGAACGGGGACACCTGGAAGGTCGGCAAGAAGGCTGTTGACGACCCTCTCGTCATGCGGCTGTGGCGTCCTCACCCCCGCGCGAACAACAAGCCTGACTCCCCGAGCCGCGCGATCCTCCCGATCCTGTCGGAGATTGACGGCCTGACGAAGCACGTCTCCGCCCAGATCGACTCGCGCCTGGCTGGTGCGGGCATCCTGCTTCTGCCTGATGGCATCTCGTTCTCCACGACGGCATCTTCCGAGGGCGGCGAGAAGAGCGTCACCGGCGAACTCGATCCGTTCCTGGAAGAACTGATGGAGACGATGATGCTCGCGATCCGGGACCGCTCGGATGCGTCGGCTCTGGTGCCGATCATCCTCCAGGCTCCGGGTGAGCATCTCGACAAGGTTCGCCACGTCGTCTTCAGCACTCCGCTCGATGAGCAGTCGATTGAACTCCGCAAGGAGGCGATCCGTCGCCTGGCTCTCGGTATGGACATGCCTCCCGAGATTCTCACCGGCACCGGGGAAATCAACCACTGGGGTGCGTGGCAGGTTGAGGAGGCCTCGATCAAGGCGCACACCGAGCCGCTCCTGCACATCATCACGGACTCTCTGACCGAGGGCTACCTGCGTCCGTACCTCGAAGCGTCTGGCATGTCCGAGGAGGAGGCGCGGAACTTCACGATCCAGGCCGACACGTCGGCCATGCGCCTGCGCCCGAACCGCTCGAAGGAGGCGATCGAACTCTACGACCGGGCACTCCTGTCGAAGGAGGCGACCGTCCGTGAGAACGGCTTCGATGAGGCCGACATCATGAGCGACGAGGAGATTACGGAGTTCTTCACGCAGAAGGTGGCGGGCGGATCGACCACGCCGGAACTCGTGGCTGAGGCTCTGCGTATCCTGGGCGTCCCGGTGATGAACACGCCGCAGACGACCATCGAGGTTCAAGAGTCTCGTCCGACGCGCTCCCTCCTGGAGCACCCTGAGAACAACCCCCCTGACATCGAGGAGACGCGCGTCATCTCCGATGAAGCCGCGGCCGTTGCAGAGGTTGTGGTGTTCCGCGCTCTGGAGCGTGCCGGGAACCGCATCAAGAACAAGTACAAGGACCGCATCTCGATGGGCGCGGAGAAGGTTCCCGCCCACACGCTCTACCGGTTCACGGCCAAGATGCAGGACCCGGAGGTCGATGACATCCTCATGGATGCGTGGTCCTGTCTCGCCGCTCTGCCCCCGATTCCGGTGAAGGCGTCGGTTCTCGACTCGTACGTGCGGCACCTGATCGACAACAACTACCCGCACGAGTCGCAGTACTTCCGCCGCTACATCCGCCAGCACATGGAGGACTGATGGAGCCTCAGGAGTTCGCCGCCAGGCGTCGCGTGGAGTTCGAGCGCGTCGATGCCGAACTGATGCCCTCAACGGAGAGGGCCCTCCAGCGGTATGCGCAGGGCGAGGCGGACTGGTGGAGCGAACTGGAAGATGACGCCTCGGTTCTCTGGCTGGAGCACTTCCAGGCGGAGGCTCCGAATGCAGACCCGGATCGGTTCCTCGCACGATTCCGCGAGTCGGTCGGGGAGTCTCTGGCGCAGACGACGCCGCCGACGAACCCGCCTGACTCTGTGCAGGTGGAGCGGGTGGCCCGGTGGCTCGGCACCTACACGGTGAACGATGCGACCTGGGCTGGAGCGGGTGCCCGT